GTTACTAGGGAGGTTAATTGTCGAGACCCCACCGGTCGCCGTAACCGATGTTTGCGTAAGCATTTCGCGCAGGCGAAGATCTCTACGGAGTCGAATCTCTGCGAGTTGGATGAAGTCAGGGATCGCGGAAGTAAGATCATCTCGTGAGAGATAATTAGCTATCGTTGTTTGCAGATTGCCGTAACTGTTTAGGGCCATATTCGACATCGCTCCATCGGTATTCGTGCGTCCCGATGTGTCCTATTTCGAGGCTCAATTCGTGATCCACGAAAGTCTTTATCCCGTGATCTAGGGCTTTCACGCAAAAGTGCACATCTTCGCCAATCAGACCACCCGCCCCCCATACTACATCAAACCAAGGTTGCGGCATAGCCTCAAACACAGACTTATGGGTTAGCACAACCCCAAAACCTACAGCAGTCACCTCTTCGATACCCTTCTTGCCTCGACTCTCGATCTTCTCAAAGATCTCTTTATCTTGGTGAAAGTTAATCGCAGTCGGTAGAACTGGCTTACGTCTGGTGACTGCATTTACCCCGACGATCTTTTGCCCGTGAGCTAACAGCCGTTCCAATGTGTTCTTAGGGAACCTCATGTCCGAGTCCACCCAAAGGATGTACTCAGCACCGTCGGCTAAGGCTTCTTTGGCTAGCGACTCTCTCTGACTGAATATGAGAGTTCCTGGGGCCGTGTACAAGAGGAACGATCCTCCTGTTAACGCGCACCTATTAGCCCCGTCGTATGCTGCCAAACGAGCCATATCGAAGGATGTCCCCGTCATCATCGTGTCCCTACACGGAACACAAAGAGCTATCTTCATACTTTTCCTGGGCGAGTTCTGAAGTGTCTGTTCTCTGGGTCGTTCATCCACGCCCTGAACTTCTTTTCGTCTACGATGGCAAAGCCACGCATGATCCCTTGGTTGTTTAGATCGTCAATTACTGCATAGGGTAGTTGAGCGTACCGCGTCCACTCACCCCAACGCTCACGCTCGTCAGTGGCGTTATAGAGTGCTTTGTTCTGCTCGATAATAGCCGTTATGTCTTGAACTCTTTCAAAGACATACTGGTCGTCGGTTGCATGAAATTTAGTTTTGAGCATAAAAAAAGGGAGGTTGTTACGCCTCCCTCTTTTTTACCACAGTTTTTGTTACGCTGTCTTGAGGTCAGCCAGGATACCGTGGGCAGCCTCGTTACGCATTTCCATCGTGAACTCAGCAAGGATCTGGGTTTTCTCGGAGTCACCAGTCTTGGCAAGCTCGTTGGTCTGGAAGGGACGCAGGTAACCAACTGCTGCGTATTCCGGATCAAGGATGAACGCGTCACGGCTACGAACGAAACGATCTGGGACTACAGAGATCGAACCGAAGTCGCTCAGGTACACATCAGCCGCGCCGATGATGGTCGTCGGTGCGTCAGAAGGAGCCATGTAACGCTGTGCTGCGATACCTGCGAAGGCCGAAACGGTCTGCTTGAGTGCAGGGCCAACAACGAGGATCTTGGGGCTACCGCCAGAGGTGTAAACCTGCTGAACGCCATCCTTGAGGATTGCCTCGGTAAAGGTACGAGTCGTGCCGTCCGAACGTGTACTAACACCGATTGTGGTGGGATTAGCACCGTCAGTCGTATTGTAGTTCGAGTTAGTCTTGAGCCAAGACAAAAGCGAACCCAACTTGCGAGCCGTGGACGAGTTACCAGCACTGCGACCTTGGTTAGCAGCAAGGATCGTCTCTTGGTCACGCTTGAGCTCTTGCGAAGCCTTCGAAAGCTGATAAGCCTTTTCTGCGCGACGACCTGCAAGATCCACAGCCATCATCGTGCCTGACACCTGGATCGTCTTAGCAACGATCTGGGTGTAGTTACCGAGACGAGTCGTCGGGCTGATGGTTGCTGCTGTTGCGTCGTCACCTTCAACCTGTGCGTTGTTGGTTGTTGCTGCTGCCAACGTGTCGGTCTGCCACTCGTGGTAGACAGCCGTTGCCTTGGTGCGAGCAAGCGACGAAAGGATAGGTGTCTCGGTCGGGCTGATGTTGTAAATAACATCGGTTAGATCTTCACGCTGACCGATAGCGGTAAAGGTCTGGAATGTACCTGAAGGAACAGTCATTTCTAACTCCTAATTACAAGAATCTTTCAAAAACCCTTGCAGCGTCTTGTCGACTACCTGTCTTTTTGAGACGCGCAAAGTCCTGTTTTGCTGCTTCTGACTGAATGGTCTTACCTGTGGCAGTCCCAGGCTTTAGCAACTTCGGAGCCTCCGTAACCTTTTTGGTTACCCCAGGCTTACTTTGTTGCAGCTTCTGATACTGCGCGGCCATCCATAACGTCACCACGGCACGAGAGTCAGTCGCACTTGCAAGTTCCGCGTCAGAGTAACCGATGCTCTTTGCAAACGCCCTTAAATCACTACGGACTTTCTCACCCTTCTTCGGATCGGCGTAGTCTGGGATTGCACTTGCAACCTTCTGCGCCTCTTCCGCGATGCGCCTCTCCATCTGAACCTCTTGCTCGGCTTGTTGCTCTCTGGCAATGCGTTGCTGCTCGGCTCTTAACTGCTGGAGTTGCTTCTCTTGGCGAGTCATTTCCGCGACCTTCACCGCATAAGCTATCGGATCGGTCTCTTTCAAACTCTCAATATCCTCACCTTGCATCTGTTGGCTTAGGAACTGATCCATCACCTTCAGTCGCTCGGCGTAGGCATCTCGTGCCTGCTTTGCTTGCTCGACAGCGGCTTTTTCTGCCTCGACGGCTTTACGCTGTTCTGCAAGCGCGTTAGTTTTCTTATGGTAATCAGTGCCCTTTTGGTAGCCTTCGATCAACTCTTGGAGGGTCACCTCGCGTTCTTCACCTGCGGCTTTCACCACAAAACGCTGTTCCTCCTCTTGAGCCTCCTCTTGGACTTCCTCAGACTCAGATTCACTGACAGCAAGTTCCTGTTCTTCTGACTGGGGTTCTGGTTGCTCCGCTGGAGTCCCACCGCCATCCATCATCCCAAGAAACGCATTTGCTGCCTGTCCCACTGTCAAGCTAGTCCCTTGCGGGTTGCTGCTTTCCATAAACTAACCTCTACTTAAAAAGTTTGAATCGTCTCTTGTTCATCTCGCCTTCGGCGGCAACGGACTCAAGACGCGCTTTCACACGACGCACTGCGCTAATCATGAGATACGAATCCTCACGAAGCTCAATGTCGTCCTGATGACTATTGATAATACGCTCGATGTTGTCTTTTTCCAACTCAGCGAAGATTTCGTTCAGAAACTCATCGCCAAGCAAAGCCTTTGCTCGTTCCCAACGTTGCGTCATAAAAGTCCTTTAGCCTTCTTTTTAGGGATTCGCGACTCGTTGAGAGCCTCTAGGAAATCCTCGCCGTACTTGTTGACAGCCTTCTTACGAATGACGTACTCACCAACCTGTAGGCTTGCATAACCATCGTCAGGGCTATCAGGCTTGGGCCCAAGCAAACCTTTGACTTTCCCGCCTTTTTCATAAGCAATTTTGTCTGGCGTGATCTTCCCGCCCATGTAGCTTGCTTGGCTGATGTCATTAGCAGGAATTACTTCGCCGCCATAGCTTTCACCCGTTTGGCTTTCGTAAGCCTTCTGTAGCGCAGCCTTATCAAAGACCCCAGGTTTGAATTCTGGCTTAGTTCCGGTGACAGCAGGAACACCAAACTCTAGGGACTGGGGTAACAAACGGGTATAACCTGCTGCCCCAGACTTGAACATGAACGGGGCTTGCTGTGTCGGGCCTGCGCCGTAAAAGAAGTCAGTTGTAGGTGCTTTTAGTGAAGTTGTACCGCCGCCAACAGTAAACGGCACAAAGTTAGCGGTCGGTATTTGTACACCGCCTAAAGCCGCGTCAATAACGCTTGCAGGGACGTTCTGCGACATAGCGTATTGCCTGATCATCTGAGCAGATACGTTGGGATTGTCTTTGAATAGATTCTGTATATACGGAATCATTTCTGCGCTTGTGTACGCAGACAGTGGTTTTGTGTTGTTTACAGGCTGATTGACGGCGGGTTGTTGTACGGCTGGAGCCTTTGGGAAGTTAAGGCTTGCAACCAACGCAGCCATTTGGCTATCAGGGACACCTTGTTGTCCTGCAAACACTCTGAACTCATCAGGTGTAATGTACTTGCCTGCCGCTTGCTGTTGCGCGATAAGATTCTGAGCAAACGGAACCATCTCGGTAAATGTGTAGTCGGCCATCGTCTTGGGAACGATGTTCCCAGAAGCGTCTAGCTTCTGCCATGACTGTAGAGTTGGTGCAGCCACGGTAGACCCCTGGTTAACTGTTTGGTTTACGGTCTGATTTACTGTCTGATTGTTTGCGCCCTGATTGACTGGCTGTGATATCGTATTAACGACATCCGTTACAGTCAATGGCTTGATTGCGTCATCTACAGCCTTCAGCAGATTTGCATCAGTTACGCCCAAAGCCTTTAGTTTGTCGCTTCCAAACTTGTTAGAAACGTACCAGTCAAACTGCTGTTGAGGTGTCATTACAAACCACGATGAAGGCAAGTTGATGCCTATGGCTTGCGCGTCTGTGCGTAGCTTTTGCTGCGCGTTTATTGCTGTTTGATAGTTGTTTCTATCGGACTCGCTACTGAACGGAGTGCCATCTGTTGCCGTGTATACCGGAGGAGGTTGGTAAACAGGTTGTTCAACTTGACCTCCTGAGTCTTGTCCACCCTGAGACTGCTCGCCTGCAGGTTGTTCGTTTGCAGGCTGCTCCATTCCAGGGGCAACGAGCCCTGCGTTTTGAAAATACTGAACAAGATTGCTTACTGGGTAGCCGATAGCATCCGCAAGTTGATTTATATCAACCCCGAAGTAGCCCATTGAATCTTTAATAGTCTTTGGGTCATTGATATTTTTTAAGACAAAATTGTAAACATCTTGATTGAATGCCATGATTTACCCTGGTATCTCGACGTTGCCAGTAATACCCGCGCCAACCTTCATTGCCTTCATCTGCGCTTCTGCCTCGAACTCCATGCGCTTGAGTTCTAGCTCGGCCAAAGCCTTTTCTCTAGCAAGCTGAATATCGGCCATAGCTTTCTGACGCTTAATCTCGATGTCTGCTTGGGCCTGCGCCATCATCATTTGAATAGCAGGATCTGGGCCTTGTTGTTGCTGAGGTTGTGCAAGTGCAGCATCGACCTCTGGGCCTACAGGCTTGAAGAACTCTGCCGAATCAGGGAACCCTGCTGCCTCAATCAACTTTCCTAATACTGATCTGTACTGCGAGACACTCACTAAAGGATTGTTCGGGCCGTACGCTTGAATGATCTGCTCTTGCTTGGACAGAACCATTGAGAGCATTGCCATCTTTTGCTCCATGCTCCCCGTACCAAGTCCGACATTCACTGACACATCGTACTGGTTCGACCACTCTCTTGGGTCGTACTGGACGTACTGCCCACGCATCCGAATCAAAACTGCTTTGTCCTGATATTTGCATAAAAGATGTAATAACCCTTTAAATAAGTCTTTTACGCCTGTTTCTGCAAAGATCCTAGCGATGAGTTCTATCTTGCCTTGTGAGGCTTGCGTAAGGGCTGCTATGGCTGCGGCAGTGACGTTCTGCAGGATGTTAGGGTCAAGACCTTGAGAGGCTTCTGTAACGCCTGTGCGTTTAGCCTGAACCTGATCGAGGTACTCTAAAAGAGGGAAGGCTTGCTGACCGACAGGAGGTGTCGTAATCGGAACCAGCGCGGCAGGATTCTTCATCCTCACCACACCGCCAGGTGTAACGCTCAAGAGATCATCGAGGTTGACCTGACCTTCAACAGCACCCATACGGGTATTGTTTTGCAGGTACAGGTTATCAAGCATCTGCCTTGTTACAGTCGTTTTGATAAGCTGGAGATCAACTGTACGATCAGCAGGACAATCCCCAAAAAACCTGTGAGGAATCGGAATAGGACAGATGGTGTAAAACGGCACATAGTCGGTTTCCTCGTTGCTTAGGATTTCGTTCCCCGAAAAATGCACCCGTCTTAGTTCTGCAATCCCGTCTCCGTCGTAGTCGGTCTTTAGGTAGCACTCGAACACCTCAACTGTCTGCATGGACTTGTCGAGGCTTGGCTCCATGTAGGGTTGTTCGTCACGGTTGTATCGAGCGATGTACTCAGCACTAAACTCAAGGTCGTTGTAAACCGGCAGGTTCATCACGATCTCAGGATCGAACCCCATTGAGACAAGATCCGACCTCGTAATAAGTTTCCTATGTGCGACAAAGGGAGTGTCTCGAACAGTCTTTCCTGCCTTAGAGATCAGGAACTCTTCGGGAGGCACGTTCTCAACCTTGATTCTTCCGGCCTTTGTCTTGCGCATGAGCGCGACGTTATGGACACGCATGACTTGACCGTCAATATCCTGCTCAATCGTCTCTTGCGCTGCGATCTCCATCGTCCCGTCAGACATAAGCATAGCTAGCTCATCGTCTGTAAGGTTCGCGTACTGCTCCTTAGTGACTGAAATCGAGTCGTCCCAGTAGGCTTTAATGACACCGACCTTCTGAAGGATCGCGTCCTTAAACCAGTCGTGCATGATCGAAATACCTGGGTTTTGCTTCATCAGCACCCAGTTGCAATATTCAGTGGCTTGCATGGCCATAGGCTCATCGCCTGGGCCTACAGGCTCGAATACACCAATTTGATCGGCAGATGTAAACAAACGCATGAGAGGCGGAAGCATCCCGTCAATAGCTTCTGCAACCTCGCCGGTTACGATCTGGCTGCGACCCTCTACTTCATTACCATAGGGATCACGCATGTAGGCAGTAAGCGCGTTCTTACGCTGCTCGACCGTCTCGGTCTCCAAGAAACCTATCGCGTTATCAATCTCACCTTGGAGAATCGCCTTTAATCGTCCGTCATCCATTTAGACCACCCAAGATACGTTAGGTTTCAGCGGCTTAGACCAACTTGTTTGCTCTGACATACCAACCGCAAGATACCGAAATGCGTCAGAAGCATGAGATGCCCAGTCGTGAAGAGGCTTATCCCAATAAACTTGACGCTTATCGTCGTATTGTCTCCGATAATTGCGTAGTGCGTCCACTCCGCGCTTAGTCTTAGAGTCGAACCAACAAAAGGGAATCAGCCTTCTCACGGCTTGTATCCCATCGTCAACACCCATTCTCGGAACAATCGTGATGTTTAGCCCTGCTTCTTGCAGGAGTTCTAACCTAGACCTTCCTGATCCTAACTCCCTGACTTGCACATCGTGAGGCAATAACTGCTCGGCTAGTTCGTAGTGATTCGTTCTCAGCCAGTTCACATACCAATCGAGTCCCTGGCCGTGGTTCTCGACAAAGTCAATAAGTCGTGTTTCTAGGCCCACTCTCTGACAAACCCAGATTGCAGTGGAGTCGCCTATCCCTAAGTCCCAGGCTGCGTAAGTTTTGGCTAATCCATCTACAGGTATGTCATGGAATCGCTCAGACGGTAGCTCATTGAGAAGTTGCCCGTAGTAACTTCCTTCGATTGCTGAGTCAAAGGAACACTCAAACTCCTGAAGGTACTTGTCATCTCCCATCTCTGACCGAGCAGCGTCGAGTTCAGATTGAGGGATAAGACCTGTCTCGGATGCTCTGAACTCAAGCAAGGCCCAATCGTTATGCTGCTCCGCATGGTCTCTTAAGGTCTTGAAGTGGTTGTTTCCCTTTGGGGTTCCAAGGAACAACGCCCATCCCATTCTGTCCGATAAGGCCGGACGAACCACTTCCGACCAAATTTTAGGGTTCTGGTCGCCGAATTCGTCGAATACAACGCCGTCAAAATACTGTCCTCTAAGAGAGTCTGGGTTATCAGACCCCGCAAGTTGGATGCGTCTGCCCCAGAAATCAACCCGAAGTTCTGCAATATTCGCGGTGGCGTTAAGGGGCTCGGTAAACTTGAGGAGGTAATCCCAGATAACTCGTTTTGTCTGGGAGTAGGTAGGCCCAATGAACGCATATCTTGGAGCCTCCTTTTGGTTTGTGATTGCATCTCTTATGAGATGGTTAACCGCACTAACCGATTTCCCTAATCTTCTGTGAGCAACTACTACCCCGAAACGCTTTTGCTCTAACGCGCTATGGATTGCAAGCTGTTGCGGCCTCGGCGCGTAAGGAATAATTATTCTGGTTGCGCCCATGTCACTTGCAAAGCAACTGGTTGCCCGTCCTGTCCCGTTACCTCTGTCCTTGCTAACTTAGGTATGTGGTACTCGATAGCCCTGAGATAAATATCGCAAGCCTTTTCTGGGCTCTTCTGCGCTACTTCATCTAGCCACATAGCAAAACGAGGTGCGTTTAGTTCCGCCATCTTTGCAATGGCTTCCCTAACTGCCGCAGTAGATTTGTTAGGCGCACCCTTCGGTCTGCCCATTCCTGCGTTTGGAGGAATCCATTTATTTTCCACTGTATTTTACTATCCTTCTGTTGTTACCGTGCAACACCTTGACCAAGCAATCCTGATCGTCTTAGCTCTTCTTCATCTATGACTACAGGCCTTCCGTTTACTTCCATAATCCTTAGCTTGCTTTCTTCTCCTGGAAATACTACGAAGTTACTTGTACCTTTCTTAGCCGCTCTTGATCCTTCATCTAAGTAACGTATTCCTGGAATCCCTAACTCAGTAAGATGTCCAGATGCGCTAGCTCCATGAGGAGAACCGCCCCAATAAAACTCGTAATAATCCCTTCCTGTCCTGCCTTTCATTTGTTCCCAAGATTTGTCAGGCATTTGAGAGCGAATAGCCTTCTGAACATAATCATTTTGCTGACTTAGCGGCTTATCCCAATCTAGCATCTTTGCTATTTGTTCGTCTGGTAGGTCTACTTTGTAAAAAGCACCTTCTGGTGGCTTAGGTAGTCTGGCGTCAAGTTTTTTCATTGCTGATATAGCACTATCTGACCAAGTTTCACCGCCTAGCCTTGACCACTCGTAACCATCAGCCATCTGTTTTGTTAAATTGACAATTTCCTTGTCGTTAGCTAATTGAGCAACTTCTGGGTATTTTTTAAGCTCTCCAATTACATCTTGTGTCGTTTTGTCCTTACCCAACGAAGATGCAATGTTATTGATCCAATCTCTTGGGTCGTTTCCTTGGGTCAAGTTCACCTGATAAGACTTTGCAACACCAGGATTTTCCGCAAAGTACAACCCATGCCCGTAAGCCTGCGCTCCCTCGCCTGTTCCGATCTTGCTCGCATCAAACTTACTAAACTTATGCGGAGAACCATGGAATACCGTAAGCGGACTTAGCAGGCTTCCAGCGCGTTGTGCATTTGCCATCGCAGAAGCAACCGCAAACGGAGCCACAGACCCGTAAAGCTGACTAGCGACACTTGCTTGCTCACCTAGTTTGTAAGCCTCAGACATCTTCTGAGCCTCTGGGTCCATCACCGAGTAAGTAGGTTGCCTGCCCGTAAAACCTAGTAATCCCTGCGCGATAGGACTTGTCTGACCGTACCCTGGCAGCGAACTTACGCCCCTCGGTAGTTGCTCAGGCAGCGGAGGAAGAAACTTCTCCTCGTCTAGCAGTCCTTTTCTACGCTTCA